ACGAGGAATATACAAATGAAATCCTTAACGGAGATATACACACCTTTAATCAAAAACTTGGTGGTCTTGAATCAAGAAATCAGGCAAAAACTTTCATATATGCCCTGCTATACGGAGCTGGAAATGCAAAGCTTGGAACGGTGGTTGGCAGAGGTAGAGAGCATGGCAAAAGACTTAGAGAATCATTCTTTGATAATCTACCATCATTTAAAGCTCTTACAAACAGCATACAACTCAAAGCGAAAGCAGGATATGTCAGAGGGCTTGACGGACGTAAGTTGACTGTAAGGTCTGAACATGCAGCATTAAACACTTTACTTCAAGGTGCTGGAGCTATAGTTATGAAACAAGCTTTAGTATTCCTTGCTGATGACCTTAAAAGAAATCAACTGCGAGCTAAGTTTGTTGCTAATGTACATGACGAGTGGCAAATAGAATGTCATGAGGAAGATGCACACGCTGTTGGTAAGGCTGGTGTTAGAGCAATTATGGAAGCGGGAGAAGCATTGTCACTTAACTGCCCTCTTGATGGCGAATATCAAGTAGGATCTAACTGGTCGGAGACACACTAATGGATCAAGTAAACTTTGATATGATGCTACACGAGCATTCCGATCTTGGTTGCGAGGACGGAAAAACATGCAGTAAATGCAATCAGTTTTTACCACTTGATAAATTTAACTTTGCATCGGGTGGTAACTATCTTAGAGCTGAATGCCGTAGTTGCAATAATGAAATGCAAAAAGTTCGTAAAGCTTTACGAGAAGAGCATGGTATGCCGCCCGAAGGATACCATTGCCCTATCTGCAACAAGAACGCAGAACAAGTGAAAGGCACAGGCAATACAAGAAATGGCTCTTGGGTACTTGATCATTGCCACGAGACAGGTAAGTTTAGAGGTTGGCTATGTCACAAATGTAATAGAGCTTTAGGCGGCTTTGATGACGACACGAAAACGCTTTGGAGAGCTATCAAATATTTAAAGGGGCTAAAATAATGACAGATTTATCAAAAGTAGTACCACATATATATGAAGATCTTGAGGGGCTTTCTAGTGGAGATGCCCTTAACATTTCAGATGAGTTACTTGATGAAGTAACTAACAACATTAAAAATGCAATTAAATCTTGGGCTAATCCAACACCAAAAGACACTAATTTTACAATTAGGATGTCTAATGTCGGTAAGCCTGCACGACAGTTGTGGTTTGAAAAAAAAGATAAAAATATTAAGAGTCACATTAATGCACCAACACAGCTTAAATTTTTGTATGGTCATTTACTGGAAGAAATACTTTTAATGCTAGTAAAAGCATCAGGCCACAAAGTCACGGATCAGCAAAAAGAAGTTGAGATCAATGGCATTATCGGACACATAGATTGTAAAATAGACGGCGAAGTAGTGGATGTCAAGACCGCATCTCGATTTGCATTTAATAAATTTAATAACAATCGCTTAGCAGAAGACGATCCTTTCGGGTATCTAGGACAACTATCTGGCTACGAAGAGGCTGAAGGAACAAGCAATGGAGGTTTTCTTGTTATCAATAAAGAAAGCGGTGAGTTGTGTATGCACCTTCCAGATCAAGAAGATAAAATTAGTGTATCTAAAAAAATTGACTTTCTTATTCCTGCGTTAGATCTTGACTCAGCACCTGAACTATGTTATGATCCTATACCTGACGGAACTAAGGGTAACATGAAACTTCCTAAAGCTTGTTCTTGGTGTAAGTATAAATATGAATGCCACAAAGATGCAAATGACGGAGAAGGGCTAAGAACTTTTAAATATAATAAAGGTCTTGTTTATCTAACAAAAGTAGTTTCAGAACCAAGAGTAGAGGAATGCTTATGAATAGAAAACAATACAAAAAAGTTAGAGCCAAGACAAAATTTATTATTGTCGAGTGGCTTAAGGGTTTGGTCAACGAAGAAGAAGCTAAAAAAATAACAATAGATAATTATAAAACTTTAATGCCTAACCAAACTCATTTTTATGCAAACAGTCGCTGGAACTTGCAAGCTTTCTCCGAGCGATGGGTAATTAAAAAGATTAAAAAATTATTAAGAAAAAATCCTGAACTTAGTTTAGACAGTATAACTGTAGAAGATTTAACATGACCATAAAAAAAGACAATGATCGAGAGCTAGAAGACATGATAATGGTCGCTGCATTATATTTAATTCAAGACAGAACCCGAAAAGTTTCTGATATGGAATCAGACTTTCTTTCTGATCTTACAATGAAAATTAATGCTGCTTATGCTGAGCAGGTTGGTACTATACATTGAAAGTTAGAAAGGGCTTTAGAAAAATAAGAGCTAAACGACCTGTTGAAAAGAACGTGCCGAAGGGTTACGATTCTAACTGGGAGTGCCTTTTACATAATACTATACTAGAAGATTGGAACTTTCACACCGACACGGTTTCCTATGTTGTCGAGCATAATTATGAGCCAGATTTTATCCGTGAGATTGATGGAAAAAAGATTTTGCTTGAAGCTAAAGGAAGATTCTGGGACTATGCAGAGTATAGTAAATACATATGGATAGCTAAAGTGTTGCCGCCTGACACAGAGCTTGTGTTTTTATTTGCAAACCCCAACGCACCGATGCCAGCCGCAAAGCGAAGAAAAGATGGAACTAAAAGATCGCATGGGGAATGGGCAACAGCGAACGATTTTAAATGGTTCAGTGAAGATACTATTCCTGATTCTTGGATTAACCCCCTAAAAAGAGAGACCTTTAATAATGAAACTTAAACCTTACGATGGAGATAATATGCCGAACTTAAATAGTATAGACGATGCTAGTCCTGCTGATTGGGACAAGGCATCTAAAGCAATTAGAGATGCCGTAGATCATCCGCCACATTACAATGCTGGAGAAATAG